CCAATGTGAGAGCGCACGTTGCACGAATTCTGCGACTGGCAGGCGCATCGGTTCGGTTCCGCGCACTGCCCTCCAGATCGAGCCGCTCGGCGAAATTGCCGTGATTGCATGCCCCTGCGCATCTAGTAGTGTTTCAATATCCTTGAAGGATAATGGCGTTTCCGAAACGTGGCTGTGCAGAAAGCTGGGCGTGGGTGGTATGTCGAGGCCATCCAGCGAGACGACGTTCGGTCGTGCGGGATCTGCATTCCGCATGATCGTGGGTTCAGAATTGGCATCGGTGATGACCAGTGTCTCCCGGCCGTCGTTCAACCGCCGCAGACGCAGCCCCTCGATCACGCCTTTTTCCTTGGCCCGGCGCTCCGGCGTCAGGTCTGGCGTCATGCGGTCCCAGTCTTCGCCCAGATCAAGCCAGACCGCACCCGGGTTGGTATCGAAGCCCGGATGCACCCCGCTCGGCAGCTGGCTGACTTCGCCCGTGCGCTTGTTCGTCCAGGGAACCTCGTTCAGATCCAAGGGGGGCGAGACCTCCTTCCCTGCCCGCTTCAGCTGCCCTTCAGTCCGCTGGATGACGGTGCAGCCGCAGAACCAGCCGTTGGGCGGATAGATGCGCTGCCATATCGGATCATCGACAGGACGGATCAGACCATGAAACCGGGCATGGTCGTGGCGTTTGGTCGGCCGCTCGATCTGGACGTATTCGAGATACGGGAAGGCCCGCTTCGTCCGCTGGATGCGCGCCCAGTGCCCGGCGGCATGGGCCGTCCGCATGTTGGTGTCGAAGATGGTCCGCAGACGGCGCATCGATCCCAACTGCACTTCCTGCATCTCGCCGGTCAGGGGATCCTGCTCGATCGACTTGCCCCACCAGCCCAGCTGCTGCAGGCGCGGCTTCAGATCGGTCTGGAACTGGGCCAGCGTCCGCCCTTCCGACAGCGCGGCATCCAGCTCCGCACGAATCGCCTGAAGCACGTCATCCTGCATGCCCTTGGCCACCACGAAGTTGCGGGCATGCTCTTCGCGGAAATGGTCGAGGTGATGGAATCGCTGCAGCTGGGGCGCGAACCCCTTCGACCGGAAATACTCGATCGCCTCGCGGTGGGGCAGCGCCGTCAGTTCGATGCCAGCCATGATCAGCCCTTCAGGTCTGCACCGACTTCGCCAGCCACGCGGGCCGCGAAGGTGGCGCGGGTGAGCAGGTCGCCCATGACGATCGGATCGGACCCGTCGAAGGAGGCGATGATGTCGCGAACCTCGTCGATGTCCTTCGCCCCGGCAAGCATCTCCAGCATTTCGCCGATTTCACCTTCCATCGCCTGCTGCAACTCGCTCGAGGCGAGCAGTTCGTCGACAAGCGCGGCGATGCTATCAACGGGGGCGGTGGTGACGGAGGCCAGCTGGCGCGTGGCGGCTGGGGCGGGAACGTCGATCGGGGCCGCGACGGGCTGCGCGATCAGGATCTCCTCGTCGTCATCCGGCTTGCGCAGGTTGAAAGTCTTCCGGACGTCCGCCATCGCGATCCGAAGGCCCGCCGCCGGACCCTTCTCCATCAGTTCCAGCATCACCTTCGGGTCGATCTGGTCGGGAGGCGCAAAGCGCACCCGGGGCGTGAGGTGCGCATATAGATGGCCCATGTTGACCCGCACCAGCGCCCCGGCCACATCACGTTGCAGCGTGGAGGCCAGCTGGGACGCATCGGCATCGCGGATGTCGGACCGCACCTCCTCGTGGATCTTGCCGACGGCATGCCCGCCCGCGATTGCGTCCGTCGTCGCCACCTGCCCCAGCACGCCCTTCGACAGCTGCTCGTCCCAGTACCGCGCCTTGCCCTCGTAGAGCTTGTCGGCCCCGGTCGATGAAGCGGAGACGATCTCGACCTCCATCGTCTTTGGAATGATCGCGGCCATGTCCACGCCGATCTGGCGGACGGCGCGCAGCAGGGTTCGACGATCTTCCGTGCTGGAACTGCTGTCGAACTTGCCCAGCCGAAGCGGATGACCGTAGGCCTCGCAGAAGATGGCCCAGTCCTTCACCGCAAAGTTCTTGAACATGTAGGCCCATGCCGCCAGGCGCGCGAGACCGCCCCGGATCGGCAGGCCCGACTTCGCCCGTGCCATGTGGATGATGTAGCAATCCGCGCGCAGCTGCTGGGGACCGGCATTGTCCCGCAGGTAGATATGCCGGCCGTTCTCCCGATCGAACTCGAACCACCGCGGATCGACATATTCCAGCCCGTCGATCTTCAGGCGGTTCCCGTCCCGCGTCCACACGATCTCGGTCACGGAATAGCCCTTGCCGATCGCGTCCAGCATGTCGATCAGGTCTTCGGTGATGGCGGAGGAGCTGAGGCACTGGCGCACCATGTCGGCGGCCTCCTGCGCAGCCAGGCTGTCATCGGCGGCATCGACATGCAGTTCCAGTGACCGGATCGCCCGTTTGCGCACCCCCAGAACGGCGGCATAATGAAGGTCTTTCTCCTCCATCTGCTCGGCCAGTTCGAGGTATCGCGTCGCGTCGCTCGTCTCGGCTTCGCGCAGAATCGCCGCCAGACGCATCGGGTCAAGCCCGTCGGCCGGATGGCCCGTCTGGATGGAGCGCACCGATCCCATCGACGCGGTGGCTTCGCGCTCCAAAAGGTCGCGGGTCGGTGTCGCCTGCATCTGGCGACCGAATTGGTCAAGGATCGGCATCACCATGCTCCGGTTCTGTTGCCCCAGCGGCTGCCGGAGGTGTCATCGTCATCGTCCGACTGGGACATCCAGCGGGACCGCGTATCGGTCACGCCCTGGTAGGAATATTCCGAGACGCCCATGTCGGCGGCCGAGACGGCCATCGCACCGGCCCAGAAGCGGTCGGCGTGGCCATCGCTGTCGTTGTCGGCGATCAGGCGACGAACGCCCGTCCCGCCGGTCTGGCTCTTGATGGAATGAAGGTCGGCGCGCAGGACGGGATCGCCCTGCGGGATCCGGCTCTTGCGGTCTTGGAAGCTTTCTTTCAGGTGCGTGGCCATGTCCAGCTTCGCGGCCGGGGTGAAGATCACCCCTTCGACCCGGTCCTCGCCATGAACGCGTCGGGCATCCTCGACCGGCTTTTCGCCCATGCCGGTCTGGTCCATGCGCAGGCGCACGACGCGGTACCGCTTCATCACGCCCGCCAGCAAGGCGTCCTGCTCGGCAAAGCTGATCCGTTTCTTCGCGATGATCTCGCGGGTCCACAGAACGTCGCCCACCAGCTCCATCACCCAGATCACGAAAAGGTCGTTCCGCGCCGCGATGTCGACGCCGACGAAGCAAAGCCCGCCCTTGTAGCCAGTCGGGTCGCCAGCGTCGGCATGTTCGACGGTGGAGATCAGGTCGTAGTCCAGCCAGCTGGACGCCTCGTCCAGCCACGCCAGCTCGAATTCCTGCGACCAGGCATCCTGATCGGACATGCCCTTGCGCAGTTCCTCGATATTCACGTCCAACCCCTGACGGACGGCCTCGTAGATATCGACGTGATGCTTGGCCCAGCCATTGTCGGCCGTGGTCATCAGCTCGTAAAACTTGTTGCCCTTGCCGTTTGGGGTGGAGATGACCCGGATCTTGTGGCCGCCCCGCGCCGCGACCGGCAGCGCTGATCGCCAGATGGCACGGCTGTCGGCGTGGAAGGCGAACTCGTCCAGCAGCAGGTTGCCACCAAACCCACGGGCGGCGTCCGGACTGGCCGACAGCGCCACGACACGCGATCCGCCGGGGAAATGCACCTCCTGCGTCTTGTACCGCGCCTCGGGCACGTCGACGACGAAGGTCTGCCCGCCTTGACGCATCTCCTTGGCATGGGCGGGAACGTGGAACTCGTCCTGGACGAACTCGGGCTGCCCCTGACGCGACAGCTCCGATACCACGGCGTAATAGGCCCGCGTCATCGGCTTCAATGCGTCTTCAAGGGCCTCTTTCGCGGTATTCTCCGACCGCGACAGGATCGTCCACTTCGCTTTGCGCTTCTCGATCTCCGCCAAGATGCAGTCGTTCACGATCTCGCCGCAGCTGCCGAACGTCTTGCCGCCACGACGGGTGAACATGCCGATCTTGAAACGGCTGTCATCGTTGATCCATGCCCGCTGGTAAGGCAGGAAATTGATGACCGGCTTCACGGCGACGCTCATGCCGCATCCCTCGCGCAGACAAAGCCGCCCAGATCGAGGAACTCGCCGCAGTGGGAGCACAGGTCAAACCGATGCTCGACCGGCACGGCGAAGGTGCCGTCCACCGCTTCGTCGGCGGCGATGTTCTCGGCAACCGTGGTGCGGCAAACAGGGCACGTCATCTCGAAGGTGACAGCGCTGATGATTGCGCGATGGGGGTGCGGAAACTCGTTCATGCAAATCCCATGATCTCGCGGGCCTTCTGGGCCACGTCCGACGTCATCTCACCATTGGCGACGGCCGCCTCAAGTTTGGCCGACTGGAGCTTTCGCTCATTGGCCACCAGCTGCT